CTTGATGGTAATGCATTTTGGTTGAAGTCCTACGGCTCTAATGGTCAGGTTAATAACTTGACGTTGATTCCATCGAACGCTGTGACTATTCGCTCAGAGCCAGATGGGAAGGTTTATTACGACTATCAGGTAACTGACCAGAACGTAGTCAAGACAACTACAACTGACATCCAGCACCTAAAGTTATTCCCTAGAGCAGGGTATCTCCGTTCACTTGGTCCTATTGACGCATGCAACAAAGACATCTCTGCAGCTCTCGACCTACGAAACTATGCAGCTAACTGGTTTGGGCAAGCCGGTATTCCAACAGGAATCCTCAAGAGCGACAAGCCGATTAGTTCGGAAGATGCCAATGAGATTACTGAAAGATGGCATGCAAAACAGTCTGAGCGTAAAGTCGCGGTTTTAGGTCAGGGCTTTGAATGGCAGACTGTCCAACTAAACCCTAAAGATGCAATGTTTACTGACGTGCAGATTCAGCAGGTTCAGGCTATTGCCAGACTATTTGGTGTTCCAGCAAGATTGCTCCTAACTGGTGTTGATGGATCTAGTGACACCTACACCAACCTGCAAGACGAGAACCAAGTGTTCTACCGTCACACCATCATGGCTTACACCGATGCAATCTCTGACGCTCTAAGTGAGTGTCTGCCTAGAGGCACTAGAGCTGAGTTCAATTTTGAGGGTCTGTTCAAAGCAGACATGGCTAACCGTTTCAACATGTATGAGACTGCTATTCGAGCAGGGTTCATGACAACTGATGAAGTAAGAGTTAAGGAGGGTCTACAATGACCGAATTGGAAATTAGAAGTTTCGAGGTAAGACTTGAAGCTGACACTAGAGAAGTAGTTGGTATCGCTGTGCCTTATGGTCAGGTCGCTGACATTGGTGCATACCAGGAGAAGTTCGCTCCAGGTGCTATTCGTTCAGTCGAGGATGTCAAACTGTTCTGGCAACACTCAGAACCTATCGGCAAGATTCTTGAGGGTCGAGACACTGAGGCAGGGTTTGAAATCCGTGCCATGATTAGCGACACTCCTAGAGGGCAAGAGGCTTACACTCTCCTCAAGGATGGTGTCATCAACAAGTTCTCAGTTGGCTTTATGCCATTAGAACAGACTAGAGAGGGTTCTCTAGTAACCAGAACTTTAGTGGATCTCAAAGAGGTTTCACTAGTTAGTTTTCCCGCATTCCAAGGTGCTAATGTCGCCGAGGTTCGTGAGGAATCAACCGTTGCCGAGGTGGTAGCGGATTCAATCCGAACAAAGGAAACCAACATGTCTGAAAACATGGAATTGGATGTCCGTGCTGTTCAAGACGAAGTGGCTGAAATCCGCAGAGAACTTGAATTGGTAAAGACTCCAGCAATCAGCGTTTCAACCGAGGGCAAGTTCCGCTCTCAGGGTGAATACGCAAAGGCACTAGTCTCAGGCGACAGCGATGCTGTTGAACTGTTCCGTGCAGCTACATCAGCAGACGTTGCTCTACGTCCTGCATTCGTAGGCTTCGTAAACAGCCTAATCAACTCAGGTCGTCCAACTCTTGCTGCATTCAGCATGGCTGCTCTACCTGCAACCGGTCTAAGCGTCGAATACGCAAAGATCAACACCAACACAATCGCAATCGGCAAGCAGACTACAGAAAACACCGCACTATCTACTGGTGACGTGGCTCTAAGCACTGTTTCAGTTTCAGTATCTACTTACGGTGGTTACGTCAAACTGTCAAAGCAAGCTGTTGAGCGTTCAACTGTGAACTACCTAGACGTAGCATTCCAGGCAATGTCTTTGGCTTACGCAAAGAAAATGAACACTGACTTTGTTGCTGTTCTCGCAGCTCTAAACTTCACTGGCAAAACAGTTGATGCCTCTGCCTTAACTGCAGCTGGTGTTGTCGGTGCTATCGCTGACGCAGCTGCCATGATTTATGTAAATACAGGTCTATCACCTGAGTTCATTGTTTGTGGAACTATTGCCTACAAGCGTCTAGTCTCAGTTGTTGATACAAGTGGTCGTCCAGTAGTAACTCAGGATGGTGCTGGTGTGAACAACATTGGAAGCGCAAACGTTCCTGGTCTAAAGGGCTCTCTGCTAGGTTTGCCGATTATCGTTGATCCGTCAATCTCAGACAAGGTTGCTTACATTGCAAACTCATTGGCTTTGACTACCTACGAATCAGCTGGAAACCCTGCACGTCTATCAACATCAGATGTCACAACTCTTAGCGATTTCTACTCTGTTTACGGTTATGCAGCTATTGCTACTCCGTTCGAGGGTGCAATCGTCAAGATCAACACTGGAGCCTAATAACTCATGGCAGTAACGGTGGAGCAGTTTAGAGCGTATGTGGGGACTAAAGAGGTCTCTACATTCGTGGACTCATGTTTAGCATCTGCTAATCAGATGGTCGCCAAGTTCGTGGGTTCATCCCGTGTGCCAGGTGATGTTCTGGATTCAGCGGTGCTGTCATGTGCCTCTGAACTGTTCCACCGTCGCTCCGCTCCAAATGGTGTCGCTCAGTTCGCTGACCTTGGGACTACTGTTCGCATTGCGAAAGACCCGATGAACGCAGCTAGAGAGATGCTACTACCGTTTACAGGACCGGGACTGTGACCAACGAAATAACCGCAACTAAAGCGGAACTGGCTCTTGACTTGCAGAATGCAGGGATAGAAGTTTTGGACTATGTTCCAGAACGTATAGTTCCACCTATTGTGATTATGTCTCCAAGTTCACCGTATCTGGTTGCTGAAACTGTAGGCCGAGAATACCGACTTGGTTTGACCCTCACCATGATTGCTATGACTGCAACTAATGAGGAAGCAACTGAAGCTCTTGACGCTTTGATTGCTCAAACTGTTTCGGCTCTCAATCCATTAGGTTACGTTGTGCTCAACCAAGTAAACCCGCCATATCGTTTGGCAGCTAATAACGCTGAGTATCTTGCCAGTGATCTAAACCTTGACTTATCTTTAACACTCTAACAAAGGAAAACTGATGCCTTCATCAACCAGAATCAAAGCAACAAACATCTCATTCAAAATCGGTGCTACCGAATACAACTGCGATGCCAACCTAGTAGAACTTACTTTGAATGACGCTCCAGGCGATGTTCAGACATTCTGCGAGGTTCGTCCAGGTGGAGAGTGGAAACTACAACTTGACGGTGTAACCTCAGGCGATGCAGCTTCACTTTACAGAATCCTATGGTCTAACTTCGGAACCGAAGTTGCATTCACCATTGCACCAAATGGTAACGCTACAGCGACAGCATCTCAGCCTCATTACACAGGAACAGTAATCTTTGATGAACTGCCTCCTCTAAGCCTTAACGCTGGTGACATTGTGAAGTTCTCTGTAATGCTGACTGTAAAGAACGCTGTTCACACTCCATCTGCAACTCCACCGGTTTACTACGGCGTTACTCTAAAGACCTCAGCTTAGTCTTTATAATGACCAACCTTGGAAAAGGTGCGGGGCTGTCTGTTGAGGGTCTCGGAGTTACAATCAAGGCAATGAAGGAACTCGGTGCAAGCCGTCAAGTTCTAACTGAGCCAGGCTATCAAGCCTCTATGATTTTGATTGCAGCTGCGAGACCTCTCATACCCGTAAAGACTGGAACTTTAGCATCAACTGTTCGTCCTCGTAGGACTCAGTATGGTGCGAGTGTTCAGGCTGGTGGAAAGATGGCTCCATACGCTAACCCTATTCACTGGGGTTGGAAAGTCGTATCCAGCAGTCACAGGGGAACTCTGAGACCTGGCACTTATCGAGGTATCAAACCGCAACCATTCTTTAGCGAGGCTCTAGGTTATACTCAAGATGAGATCCTCAAGAATTATGAGAAACTCATGCGAGAAACCATTGACAAACTACCAGGAGCAAAACAATGACCACCCAGACATTTGATTTCGAATCACTAACCCTCGATGAGGTTGAGCAGATTGAACTTATTACAGGTTCATCTATAGACCAGTTACTTGATGCAGGACAGGCTAAGGGCAAAGCTCTTAAAGCCATCATCTACATCATGCAAAAGAGACAAGATCCATCATTCACTTTAGAACAGGCTGGCAGTATTCCACTATCAGAGGCCAACAAACTGTTCACAGGTGAATCCGACCCAAAAGAGTAATTGCCGACCAACAGGCGGAAAGAGTAGCGTTCATGATTGTCTATGCAGGGATGACCCTCAGCGACACTAAAGCGGTTACTCTCCGTGAGTATCGGGCAATCACTGAAGCATTGAAAGCGAAACAGTAATGGCTCAGAATCTAGTCGTCAATTTTATTGGTAACAATAAACTCTCTAAGACCACAGCTGCGGTATCTGCTGATCTAAAGAAGTTTCAGAGAACTGCCGACAGTGTTGGACGTGGCTTGAATAGAGCACTTGGTGCAGCTGGTTTAGCGGTTGGTTTTGCAGCTCTGACTAGGGTTCTAAAACAATCTGCTAAAGCTGCATCTGAGGACATTAAGAGCCAGGCACTTTTGTCTAACGCTCTCAAGAACACCACTGGTGCAAGTGATGTTGCTATCAAATCTGCTGAAAGTTACATCCGTAAAACACAGCTCTCAGCTGCGGTGCTCGACGATGAACTGCGTCCAGCCTTATCTCAGGCTGTAAGAGCGACAGGTTCTCTTGCTGGTGGTCAGGCTCTACTTGACACTGCTCTGGATGTTTCGGCTGGAACAGGTAAAGATTTAGGCACTGTTGTCGGTGCTTTGTCTAAAGCCTATACAGGTAACACCACCTCACTAAAGAAACTTATTCCAGGTATTGACGTTACTGGTGACTACATGTCAAGACTAAATAAGACTTTTGAGGGTGCAGCTGAGACTGCAGCTAATAACGATCCATACAAGAAAATCAGCATCATCTTTAGTGAACTGCAAGAGACCATCGGCATGACTTTGTTGCCAGCGATTCAAGAGTTCTCAGACTATCTCTCCAGTGACGAGGGTCAATCAAACTTGCAGAGTATCGCCAACATCTTTGGTGTTATTGGAAAACTAATTACTAACGCTACAAGTTTCCTAATTCAGAATGCCAACGTAATCATTGCTATTGTTGCTGGTTTGGTCGCTCTAAAGGTCGGTTGGTTCGCTGTTACATTCGCTGTCAAAGCCTATGAACTGGCAACTAAACTGGCCAAGATTCAGACCATCGCTTTGAGGACTGCAATCATCTCCACCGGTATTGGTGCTCTTGTGGTTGCTGTGGCAACTCTTGGTGCTATGTGGTATGCGGCAAGTGAGAGTGCTAATGAATATGCTGACGCTCAAGATGCAGCTCTCAATCCGAACCAAGTGACATTCACAAACATTAACAGACCGTTTATGGATCCAGTTACTGGTATGTGGGATTCAGCGTTGAAGCGAACTTTGTCTGATTCTCGTATCACTAAAGAGATGAAAAATGTTATCGCCAAGTTCAAGGGCAAGGAAGTCACTATTGACTTCGGTTTGAACGCTATCTTTGTGAACAAAAAAATGGTTTGGCAAGGTATATCTCAAGAGGTTAAAGAGGTCGCTGAAAAGGTCCGTGAGGCTTTGGATAAAGAGGTTGGCAGGGTCAAGTCCACAGCTGAGAAGTTCCGTGATGCTGTTGGTTTAGCGTTTGGCACTAGAGGTGAGGATGAGAACTCTATTTTCAACGTGGATTTCCTCATCGGCAAGATGAAGCGTATTGCTCAAGCTGCTAAGGGTTTCGCTGAGAACTTGGCATCTCTCCGTAAGAGGGGTGCAGACCAGTCATTCATCAACGAAATTGTTGCCATGGGTCCTGCTCAGGGAAACATTGTTGCTAAGAGTTTGTTGCAGTCTCCAGGTAAGTTGTCTGAGATTCTCGGACTTAGGGGTGAGATCTATGGTGTTGGTGCTCAGGCTCAAGTGCAGTCATCCATAGCAGGTAATGCTACTTATGAAATCAACATCAATAAAGCTGTGATTAGTGCCTCGGACATCATCCGTGAAATCCAGATTCTTGAAAAGAAAACAGGTCGAAAGTATCTGGTTAACTAATGCCGTTCGACATAAAGACTGACATTAGCATTCAATATGAATACGCTGAGGATTCTTGGACTGAACTTCGTTGCGATTCTTTTGAGGTTGAAATTGACAGAGGTATTGACATTGAGGAGGGCGTGTTCGCTCGTCCTAGTGTTGGCACTGCAACTGTCAAACTGATGAAAAAGAGTCTCGCTGATCTAGTTGGCACACCTCAATACAAATCGAACATGCCGTTCAAAATTATTGCGGGCGGTTACACGCTTTTTTACGGTTACATCCAGAATGTCTCGATGGCTTATGTTGCGACTGCTAAGAAACTTGAAATTACCATTACCGCTTATGACCAGACTCGTATTGCTCTAAACACCAGACTGTCATCATTTAGCATCACCGGCACAGCAACCGCCAAATCATTTAGGTCTGTTATGGATGACCTGGAGAACGCTGTTAGAGCAGTGGACACTAGAGTGGCTTGGAGTCAGGTTGGAAGTGGTGGAAGTTCTACAGCTGCGAATGATTACTTTGAGGTGGATGTTCTTTCGGGTGACGTTCTAAACATGTTGCTTGATGCCGAACTTGGTTGGTTCTGGGCTAATACCTCGGCAGGTTGCACTTGGAAAACTAGAGTGGACATCAACACCGCTCAGGGAACTACCTGGAGCAGTTTGAACCCGACAATCTCTAACGTTCACAGCTCAAGTGCAGATCACTATTGCATGGACGCTATTGACTATTCGTACAACTCGGACGACATCACTAACGTAGTCAAGGTAACCGAGACCGGTGGACTGGCAACAGCAACCTCAACTAACTCAACCTCAGTAACAAACTATGGCCGTCAGGCACAGGACTTTGAAGTAAACTTTTGGAACACCTCAGGTCTAGGCACTCTAGGTGCATGGGCATCACAGGTTTCAGCAGCTGCTAACCCTCGCTCAGTGAAATCTGTATCTGTTCCAGCAGTTCGTCGTGATGGGACTCTCAGCACAATAGTTGATAAAGACATCTGCTATCCGATGCAAGTCGAGTTTTCAGCAGGTGGAACGACACTTCAAGAAATCTACCTAATCAGTCGTATCGGGCATACTATTACCAGTGAACATTGGGAAGTAAACTTAGGACTATGGAGGGGTATCTAATGGATGACCGCAACTGGTTGCTAATCCTCTCAGGTATCCTAGGTGGCACAGGCATCTCAAGTTTCCTAAAGTATCTATCCACTAGGAGGACACAATCCATCGGTGTGGAGGAGCGTCTAAGAGCTGAAATGTTCACTCAGATAGATAAACTTAGAACTGAAATCGAGCAACTAAAAACTGAGCTAGATCATTGGCGAGACAAATACCTGGCACTACATAAGGAACATGTCAAACTAAAGGCAGAGTTCGACAAACTAACAAAGGATAAATAAATGGCTAAGACACCAATCACCTCTAAAGTAACTACCGACTGGAAAGCGTTTCCTGCTCCAGGTGAAGTTGTAGTTGAGGAAACTGTAGTTGAGGAAACTGTAGTTGAGGAAACTCCAGCAGAGGAATCTGTAAGTGAGTGAAACTTACACGGTAACTGACGGTCAATTTGACCTAGTTATCTTGGCTGGTTCAACATTCCCTAGCGTGGCTGGTGACTGTTCGTTCTACCCTACTGACGCTGATGGTGTTGCATTCTCTTTGACTGGTTGGACTGCTAAGTTGCAGATTCGAGAGAATCCATCCATAGCTGCAATCATCGACATCGTCCCTACTGTGAACACCTCAGATAACTCTGTGCGATTTTCACTAACACCTGCTCAGACTGCAACCCTCACCAAGACTGATTACGTCTGGGCTTTAGAGCTTACTCAAACATCAACCGGAAAGGTGCTGACACTTGCCAGAGGGCAGGTCGAAGTAACTCCAGAAATAGTCAAATGATCGTAAAAGTTGTAGTTCCAGATTCAATTTATGCCAGAGTTTATTTCGCTAGAGGTGAGCAGGGTCCTATTGGTTTGACTGGTGCGACTGGTGCGACTGGTGCGACTGGTGCTACTGGTTCTCAAGGTGCTACAGGTGCTACTGGTTCAGCGGGTGCTACAGGTGCTCAAGGTATTCAAGGTCTTAAAGGTGACACAGGTGCTACAGGTGCTACTGGTGCAACAGGTCCACAGGGTATTCAGGGGATTGCTGGAACTACTGGTGCGACTGGTGCGACTGGTCCTCAAGGTATTCAAGGTGTTCAAGGTGCTACCGGTGCGACTGGTGCTGAGGGTGACAGGTATCACACAACTTCAACATCCACATTGACCATTGCTTCTAGCGGAAACATAACTCTTATCACAGTCGATAAGAACCTAGATTATTCTGTCGCTCAGACTGTTATCGTTGCCTACGATTTAAGTAATCACATGCACGGTGAGGTAGTTTCATACAACCAGACCACAGGCTCTTTGGTTGTAGCTTTAAAGAATAAAACAGGTTCAGGCACGTATTCATCCTGGCAAGTAAATTTAGATGGTGCTGTCGGCATTGAAGGTCCTCAAGGTTTAACAGGTGCTACAGGTCCACAGGGTGCGACAGGTCCTACAGGTCCTACAGGGGCAACAGGTCCACAGGGTATTCAAGGTGTTACTGGAGCCACAGGTGCAGCTGGAACAAACGGAACTAATGGAACTAATGGAACTAATGGAACCTCAG